GCTTGTAACTGTTCCATGATTTTCCATCACTGTTGGAGCAATTCCATTTGGATCAACTACACTTGCTGCACTATGGCCACTTGGTGTATAGTTGCCAAGTTTAACAACTTTATCAATCACAAAGTTATCAGTAGGTCTATTTCCAGCAAGTGTTGTCACACTATTTCCAACATCTTTGTTCTTTCTTGTTAAGTTGCCTATGAATCTTTCTTTTCTTGGATATCTTCCTGTTCCATCACTTAAGAAACAATTTAACATTTTCTGACTTAAGTAATACTTCTCGTCTACGTCATGTTCTAATAAATCCTTTAGTTTTAACACAAGTGGTTGAGGTTTGGGGAAAATAAAAGGACTATGGTCACCTCTAATCGATACGCAGAAAACACGTTCACGATTTTGTGGTATTCCATAATCCTTTGAATTGAGTATTTGCCAGTAGTTTTTATATCCTAAACTTTCTAGGAATAAAAGCCACTTGTTGTAATCATCAATAAATCTTTTACTTACTAAATTTTTAACATTTTCTAAAAGTAGGTATTTAGGTAATGTTCCATTTTCTTTTGCTACATTTAATAATCTTTCCACTTCATAAAGTAATCCACTTCTTGTGCCTTGAGTAATTCCGCCAAGTTTTCCTGCTATTGAAATATCTTGGCAAGGAAAGCTGTATGTCCATAAGTCTGCATATGGCAATTCTTTAATATTACAAATATTTCCAAAGTTATGAGTTTTACTATGTAATGCTTCATAACTTATAAGGCAATACTTATCAATCTCTGAAATGCCTACTACTTTATGATCTACACCAATATTTTTTAGTGATTGAGTTTGAGACCCTAGACCACTGAATAATTCTATTACTCTAATCATTTCTTTTCACTCTTCCTTTTGAATAAATCTTCTAGTGGATCAAGTTCTTCATCACTATCTACTAGTGTTGTTTTTCTTGTCTTAACAACTATTAAATGAATTTTAGCCCAAGCATCATTTGCCTCTTTCAAATACTTACTACCTACTGCTACATATGGAGATACTATCATTTTGCCATTCGGGTCTTTTAGTAGCATTCCATGTGTTGAGTTCATTTGTTCACACTCTAGCCATCTTGCTTTACAAATTGCATACTCTTCTAGTGTGTATGAATGAATTCCTTTTAAGCAATCAATGGACTTAAGCCATTCATATACATTTGAATATATTTCTTTTGCCTTTTCTGATAAGTACTCTGGTGGGTCTTTTGGCAATTCTAATGCATCTGGTCCAAAGTCTAGTATTTCAACTACTTCTCCACTTTTTGTACTTTCAAGTTTTGGCATTGTTTCTGATTTCTTTTTTCTTCCTGCGTTAATTCTATATCCGCCACTTGGCATTGTTACCTCCTTTCATAAAACTTGATTTATGATTTATGATTTTTGATTGTTTGATTATTGTGTGAGCGGAGTTTGCCGCCCGCTCTTGGTGTCGAAATTTGTCAAGATTTTGATGCCCCTACCTAAAAAAAATTTTAAAAATTATAGAAAATATAATCGAAAATTATTTTCCAAATCGGCTACCTTCTTCAACACTCTTTCTTGAGTGACAACTCCAACACAAGCTTTGTAAGTTTGCAAGATCAAGCTTTGATCCACCTTGTTTGATAGGTATGATGTGGTCAACAATTTTTGCTCGTTTCACTTTACCTTGTTTCAAACACTCTTCACAGAAAGGATGAAGTTTTAATTGTTCAGCTCTTACAATTATCCACTCTTTTGACTTGTAAAAAAATTTACTAAACTCATCACGACTATACTTGTTATATTCACTGTCTCTTTTCTTCTTATGCTTTTCACAATATGTTCCATCAACTAGTTCAGGACATCCAGGATAAGCACAAGGAACTTTTGGCTTTTTTGGCATGGCATCTCCTCAATCTGGGTATGAAAAAAGACCTCTTGGAAATTACTCCTTAAGGTCTTCTCTATATAATATTCTTGCAATTATATCATATCATATTTAGACACGGATTGCAACGGCTCACAGTGGCTCACAACGGCTCACGATGGCTCAACTTTTATTCTCAAGAAATATTTGGCACTTTTATTAGGTCTAAAGAAATTCTATGCCATCTTTTGATAGTTGCATATGATATGAACATTATTTGTCCAATCTCAACAAATGATTTTCCCATGATGTATCTTTCCTTTAATAAAGTTTTGTAATCATCATTTTCAAGTTCATCAATCACTGTCGTTATTTCTTCTATTACTCTTTCAAGTTCTGCTTTCTTTTCAGCAATCTTATCTTGAGTTTCATAATACTTTTCAAGTCCTATTTGGTTAGGTGTTTCTTTGCTGGGTGACTTGTCCACTCTTACTGCATTGAAACTTGGTGTAGGTATTGAATATATCATCGTATGATATCTATCTAGTTCAAGTTCTAGATATCTAATCTTTTTCTTTATGTGATATGGTCTATCCAAGAATTCTTTTGATGTCATATTTATACCTCCTAACTTATTTTAGTCTTGCTTTCACCGCATCTATTAAGGCACTCTGCATTTTTTCTTTTCTCTTTAAAGCTAGCATTACATCTTCATCAATTGTGCCTTTTGTTATGATGTGATGTATTACTACTGTTTCATTCTGACCTTGTCTGTATAGTCTTGCATTTGCTTGTTCATAAAGTTCAAGACTCCAAGTCAAGCCAAACCAAATCATTGTTGATCCACCTTGTTGTAAGTTTAATCCATGTCCTGCTGATGCTGGATGAATAACTGCAACATCAATCTTACCATTATTCCAATCTCTAATATCTTGGTCATTTAGTATTTCTCTTACGTTGAATCTTTCCTTTATTCGTTCTAGGTCATGCTTATACCAATATGCAATTAATACTGGTTTACCATTTGTGGCTTCAATTAAATCTTCTAGTGCATCTAGCTTTTTATCATGTATTCTTAATACTCTTTTGTCTTCATCGTATACCGCACCATTTGCCATTTGTAATAGTTTACCTGACAAGCTTACTGCATTTACAGCATCTATTTCTTCTTGCTCTGAAATCTGAACTACCATTTCTTTTCTTAAGGTTTCGTATGTCCTTCTTTCAGTAGGATCAAGGTCTACTGTTACTTCATTGATTATTAAGTCTGGCATCTTTAAATAATCTTTAGCTTTCATTGATATCGTTATATCTGATATCGCATTGTAAATCTCATCTTCTGCACCAGGTAGTAGTTTGTATGAGAATATCACTGTTGCACTACGTTTATCTGGTGTGAAGTATTTTAATCTATATCTTGTAATATATCTTCCTAGTCTTTCTCCAAAATCTAGGAGTCTATATTCTGCCCATAAGTCCATTAAGCCATTTGATGATGGTGTTCCTGTAAGTCCAACAATTCTTTCAACATATGGTCTTACCTTTAGTAAGGCTTTGAACCTTTTTGCACTATAGGATTTAAAGGATGATAACTCATCAATCACTATCATATCGAAGTTGAATCTATAACCACTATTGTTTACTAGCCAGTCTACATTCTCACGATTAATGATTACAATTTCAACGTTCTTTCTTAAAGCTTCTAATCTTTCTTTTTCAGTTCCTACTGCTACGGAATAGGTTAGGTCATTTAAGTGATCCCATTTTGCTATTTCATCTGGCCAAGTTGATCTAGCAACTCGGAGTGGTGCTATTACTAACACTCTTCCAACTTCACCTTTTATGATTAGGTTTCTTATTGCTGTTAGTGTTATAACACTTTTACCCAAACCCATGTCCAACAGTAGTGCTGATATATCATTTTCTTCAATGAACTTTGTGGCATATTTCTGATATTCATGTGGAACGAATTTCATCTATAATACCTCCAATCTCATCTTCGTTGTCTAACACATATACTTTAAAGCCTAATTGTTCTAGTTCTTTCTTGCGTTTCTTTTGTTGTGGGCGTAAGTCTTCTCCTGGTGCTTTTACTTCCACGAATCCTATCTTACCTTTATAAAGTAGTACGATTCTATCTGGCACGCCATCAGTACCAGGGGATACGAATTTCCAACACTTACCACCACAACGTTTAACTTCTTTAACTAGTTTTTGTTCTATTTTTTTCTCTTGCATAAATCCACGCAAATTTTAAGGGTGGTAGATGGTGGTGGTAGGAATATATACTTTTTATATATAATGTATATATATTTTTTCTTATGTGAAAGTATATAGTTTAACTACCACCATGCACCACCTCTTTAATTCAGAAAGTCATCTTCTACTGTTCTACCAGCTTTTCTTGTAGCATCAATCGATAGACCTAGCCATTCATTGAATTTCTTTGTCTTCTTACATTCAAAGCCAGCACTCTTCAATGCTTGGGCAAAGTCTCTATTTCTT